TTATATCATTATATACGGAGAATTTGGTCGGATTTTTCGTAGATGTTTGTCCGACCCAATTAAACCCCCATTACGGGGGTTTTCTTGTTTAGGAGATACATTTACTTATCTTGTCTTAAATCGTCCGTCTAATGACCTATCTAACGTATCTACGATGGTCCTAATGGTTTGGTCTTGGTCTGTGAAATGGAGGTAGACGAATGTAAGTTGAAATAACAACGCAAAGATTACCCATCCCAAACATAGGTACAAGAAAACTTGAAAAAGTTTTTGACCTATATTTTTCATAATTATTTGTTCTTTGGGTGACCCTTTGGTAATAAGTCAAAGTCACCTGTATATTTTGGATTTTCGGGTCTACCATTCTTGATAAGGTATAGGAACGCGTTAACCCTTGCGTACGCCCATTGTTCTGATGACCTTACCTTTGGTGAATGACTTACATTGAACGCACCCAATCCTCTTTGAAATACAGATTTGAGTGCTCCTAATGTTGCTTTACCATATTTGGTGTTACTTTCTTTTTCGTTAAAATCATCAACCTTTTTCTGTAAGGTCTTTTCTTGTTCTGCGGTAACTTCCGCACCTCTCTTACCTGAGGCCGTACCACCTGCGGTTCCTTTACCCTGTGGGTTTCTATTTGGTGTATCTGATTTTGGTGCCTTCTTTGATGGTCTAATACCACCACGTGGTCCTACTTCCGCTAATTCGTCTTTATGATAAAGATACTCACTATCTTCTGTATGAACTTCACCTGTCATTAATCTACCATCAGGACCTTTATGTGTTGGACCTGTGTATAACTTACCATCCTTTGTATAATGTGGTACACCTTCCGCAAACTTTTGAATTGATTTTTTTTCAATCTCTTTCATACCATCAACAACTGAACTAAACTTCTCTTCCCACTTGGATATACACACTGCGTATCTTTGGGGAATGTCAGGAAATTCTCCCTTCAATTCACCCATACAATAATTTATAAAGTGTTCTTTTGTTTCACCTGGTTTTGGTTTGTCTATCGGCATAATTAAAATATTAAAGTTCTAAGGTATTTTACATTCTTGAGGAAATAATGTTTGGCAATCATATGAACTATTTCTTCCTCCATTCTGTTCTTTACGTATCTATATTCACTCATCGTCCTTGGCCTTTATAAGGTTTAGGTTTTTGGTCTTTTGGACCGTAACTTTTCTTACCGTTGGGTTGTGATTTTTTCTTACCAAATGTTACTTTGTTAACATTACTTTTTCCCTTTGCCATAAATCTTACTCAATTCTTTTAGTTTTCTTATTTCAGTCTCTTTGATAATTTTATCGTTCGCAATAGTTTTGGATACTAATTTTTTAGTATCCTGTTCGTTATACGATGGAAGACCTGATACGTTGATTGACATTACAGACTATTTTTTCTTTTAAGATTTTTATTCTCTTCCATTAACTTTTCAACTTTAGTTTCCAATTGTTGTATTTTAATGTTAAGTTCGTGTATCTCTTGTTTCAAATCATCAATAATATTTTTGTACAATCCAATTGATAATTCAAGATTACGTAGTACGGCGTTGTCGGTTTCTGCGTCACTGCGTCTTTTACCAACAAACCATCCTACTATACCTGTTAGTGCGTTAGATACTATTAATAATATTTCTGTGTTCATTACCAATCACAATTAGGAGGGTCAGTATGTGATAATTCACTGTACTGTGTTAGGTTATCTCTGAAGTTATTCAAGTTATAAACCTTATCATCTAAGTGGATACCACTAAAGTAGTTCGCCCATCTCTTACTTCTTACAACATCGTTTGAGTTAGATGCTGCGATAAGTGGGAATAATCCCAAGTTGATACGGATATAATCTTGTAGTTGTTTTCTATATGTGTCCGCTCTGTTTGTCAACATAGAACGAAGGAATTTAATTTCCTCAATTGATGATGACTTTCTACCATCACCATCAGTACCAGTTGTTACACCGTTATTTACCATCTTCATAAAGATTGATAAGGTACTCTCGTGTGCCGCAGTCCATATAATAAAGTTCTGTGCGTAATCCATCAACGTTTGTTCTGGACCTGTTAACGCCTGATTATTATAAATCTTGTTGGTTAGTTCGTTATATTGTTGGTCACCCACAATAGTTTGGAACTGTGTTTGGGCATAGAAGATATTCGGACGTAATGTGTGTACGTCTAAGTTAGGTGATAAGGATGTAAGTGAGGTTAGTTTCTCTTGACTTACTAATAAAACATAATTACTCATAGTTAAATTGTTTCTTGTTCTTCTTCTCCTAAATACGCAGAACATTCTTCCTCTGTTAAACCATAGCCTGATTTTAACATTTGTTTTGCCATATCTCGTGTGATTTTATTTTTTGAATATTCTCTGATAATTCTCATTAAATTTTGATATTCTCTTCCTGATAATTTTTTAAGATTATCATTGATTGACAATTCTGTTTCTGGTCCTACAACTGTCTGACCACCTTTTGGATTTGTTCCAATCTCACTTCCTAAATCATCAATATCCAAAATAGGATTTTGTTCTAATACCAATTTCACTTTTACTTTTGTCTTGAAGAAAATCATTTTTTCTAATTCAGCCAAGATAATTCTTTGAACTGGTTTACAAGATGTGTTGATGAAGTGATTGTAAGAAATTAAAATCTCATCCTTATTGTTACCTAAACCATTAGCACCCAACTCACGGATACCTAAAAGTAATGGTGATGTAATTTGATGGGCAGTAATAATATTTTGTTGTATTTGTGATGTGATGTTATTGTACAATCCATCAGTTGTTGATGGTGTAATTACATCCAATTGAGGTTTCTGTTCAGAACTTTCAATAAAGTTTAAGAACACTTTGGAACCATTTGTTCCATTATAAAGTAACTTCAATTTATCCATAATGTTCTGTCTTTCCTCCGCTGGTGGAACTTCTCCTACCAAAGACAACGCCATAGATGGTGTCATAGCACCTTGAATTGAAGTTAGATGATGGTTTACAACCTCTGTTGCCAATTGTAATGATGGTACCGCTGAGATGTACGCGGGGTATCCATAATAGAACTGACCATTCGGTTCGTAATCTTTGTAATAATATAATTGTCTTGCGTCATCTGTGTTCATCATATTGAACGCAGCGACTCTATGTGGTTTGTATTTCGGGTCTCTGTGTCTATCCCAATTCTCAGAGAAATAATAATCTCTTACAATATCGTCTTCACCCGCCTTACCTGAACGCCATTTATCAATTGGTGTGTGGTAAAAGTGTGCGATACCTCCGTCATTTGAACGAATTACTTGTAGACCGAATGAACCTAATACAAGATAGTCTTTTACTAAATTTTTATATAAATCATAAATTGTTTGACCAGGGTTGGCAAACATAATAAGTTCTTCGTGTGAAGGGTCCTCAGTTTTTAATGACGCACCCTGTACACCATATATCTTTGATTGTAAACACGCCCTGTGGATTGGTACGTTTTGATAGTATAATTGGAATGTACTATACAAATTATTTGTTTCACCGTACTTAACGTATGGTTCGTTTCTTAATACTTCAACATATATAGGTAGTCGTGCTGCCCCATCAAATTGAAAACTTTCTAATGTTACTTTATTTTTATTACTCATATCTTTATAATATATGTTTTTTTAGCCATTTACTCAACTTCTAATACAATTATACTATTTGTGTCCACGCACCGTTATAGAAGAATAAGTTAGAACCACTTACTGCTAAGTCTCCGATATTACCTGTTGGTAATGGGTCTTGTGCTTTTAAGTTCATTACATTACTAATACTGATTGAACCTGTTACTTGTGTATCATCACCAATTTGTAATGGGTCGGCACCTTGTTTATGAAATAATCTTGTTCCTGATATTCCTAATTCAAATTTATCATTGAATATTGAACCTGATGAATAAGATGTGTTACCAATTAATATATTACCAGAACCACCTGCGTGACCATTATGTCCACCAATAAAAATATTATTGGAACCTGATATAAAATTATCACCAGCACCCATAATCAATACGTTATTGGAACCATTATTAAATGGTGTGGAAAATCCGTTGAATATCATATTCTTTTCAGAACCCGAAACGAAACCAGTTCCAACACCATTTGCGTTACCCACAACGGTATTGTTATTACCATCCCTATATAAAAACTGTGAACCACCTAAACTTTGTATGACAGATGTATTATTATCTGTACCAACTCTTAATGTACCTGATACTGATGTTTGTCCATTTAAACTAGTTGTACCTGATACAATTAAACCTGGTTGTCCTGTACCTATACTATTAACAACAGTCAGTGCTGATTGTCCCGCGATACCGTGTGTGATGTTTGCTGAACCTGTTACTGTTAAGGCGTTGGTTACACCTTTAACACTTAATGAACCTGATACGTTTGTGAATGAACCACTATCAATCCAAAAACCTGTTCTTCTACCTGCTGGACCACCACCTGTACCTACTGCGAACACAATATCTTGTGCTAAACCTAATGAACCTGTATCGTTAAATCTACCAACAATTGCTGTACCACCTATAATACCTGAATGGTTTCCAGTTATACCTAAACCTTGACCATATACTAAAGCCGAGTTTAAACTTGAGTTAGATGAACTTACAAATGATGATGATACAATTATATTACTACCACCAAGTAAATTATTTGCTACTTGTCTTGTTGTTTGTGATGATTGTGAACCACTTATCCATACGTTTAAACCTGTGTTATTAGAACCACCAATAACCGCGTTACTTATAAATGTAAAAGTATTACCCGCTACTAACGCTGAAGAACTTAAATGGTTATTAATTGTAATAGGTGAGTTATTATAGTTTTGTCCATATGTAATTGAACTACTAATATGGTTTAAAGTGACAGCACCAATAACATTATTTGAACCTATTGTTGGTCTTGTATTTGTTACAAAGTTTTGTGTTGATGTAATATTACCACCTAATATTGCGTTTGAGTTGACTGTGGCCATAGAACCACTATTACTATTAATTAATATATTACCTCCAGCCACAATATTATTTGCGACTTGTGGTGGGTTACCCGCTAATGAAGATGTTGTAAAGTTCATTAATATTGCTGAACCATTACCTACGATATTACCTAACAATCTTGGAAATAATAATGAACCTGTGTTCAAATATATACCAGCGTTATTTGATAAAATCATATTATCAGAACCTGAAATATATCCTTGTTGGTCTGTACCACCACCAACACCTGTTGCTCTGATTTGTGGCATAGACACAATATTATTACTACCTGTAATTCTTAATGAACCTGTATAGTTCGTTTGTAATGAACCTGGTCCTGCTAGTGCTGGTGCGTCACTCCAACCTTTAATTATGTTTGATTGACCACCTAATGAACTTGTTAGGTAATTATTAATGTTGATTGTTGTATTATTTGAAATGGTAGATAAACTTCCACTTCTAACACTTAATGAACCTGTTACGAACGCACCACTTGTAAAATTCGTAGGAGGTAAAAATGTAGCAAAACTTGAACTAATATCTAATAAGTGATAGTTACCAGGGTCTTGTACAATACCAAATTCACCATTAACTTTTCTACTTAATCTGTAATACGCACCATCAAGTCCATCACCAATATTGAAATTAATTTGTGAACCTGATTTAATAAAACTATCTGCGTTATAATTAATGTTACCATTATAATCAGTTTGACCGTTAAATGTACTATTACCACCAACAATTAAAGATTGTGTAACATTTAAATTAGTTTCAATATTTTGTTGACCTGTAAATGTATTTGAACCAGTTGTTGCGTATCCTAATTCAGCACCTGTTTCATTTACCCATTGACCATAAGAACCTGAACGATAAACCAATAGGTCACCAACTACAGGATTTGTAATATCCACATCGTGAAGTTCCGATAATTCATAACCATTATCAACGGATACATATGCTGAACCATTACTAACATTTGCTCTTAATACTTGACCCAATCTAACCTCGTGGAATGGTGATGGTACTGATGATGTTGTATATTGACCTGATGATGATAAGTATAATAAATCACCAGCATTCATACCACTTGTATTAATACCAATTACTTTACCTTGAACAACCACATTAGCAAAACCATTGGTTGATACATCCTCACTCAACATACCTAATGTATTGGCTGAGTTTAAATCATCTGTCCAACTAGCACTATCAATTAATGGATTGTCACCATTGGCACCTACTATTCTTACAATTGTACCTCTTGTTAAAGTACTTGGGTTATTGTTCTTACCTCTTACAATTAAATCATTGGCAATTGATGCGGTTGCCGCGTTTGTTGCGAATGATGCTGTTCCTTGTAAAGAACCTGTAATACCGTTTGAAACATCTACTGAACCTGTTACAATAACCTGTGACCCACTAAATCTTGCCAGTGGACTATATACGTTTAAGTTACCTGTTGTAATATCAACATTACCATTAAGTAATGTATTACCTGTTACCGATAATGGTCCTGATGGTAAATTAACTGTACCAAATAATGTTTGTGTATCATTTGATGCGTCACCCAATTGGTTTGAACCACTTGAATATATTATTGACGCGGTTTCATAAACTGTTTCTAAATAAGTAATTGATGCCGATGTTGCGGTAAGTGTACCACCTACATTTAAACTTCCTGTGATAGATTGACTACCACCTAATGAACCTGTATTAATTAATCCGTTTCTATTATTATTATTAACAATATCAGACCAGTTATAAGACACATTATCTAATGTAAGTGTATTAAGGTCAATAGTAAGATTGTTTGACGCGTTATTATTATCTTCCATTTTAATAGTTGGGAAACTATTATTGTTAAGATATAATGTTCTATCGTTTGTAAAGTTAGTTAATTGGATTGAACCACTACCAACACCACCAAAGTTACTTGCTCCTGCTCCGTTGTTAAGAACTTGTTGTAAGTTACCAACTGACCCTGTATCAACTTGTAAACTAAAAGTAGTACCATTACCTTTGGTAAATGTTAAAGTGTCACCACTAACACTACCTGTAATCATAAATGACCCACTCTCTGTTTCAGTTACAAAACTTCCTGTTGCTGCGATAAGTGAATTAACCTTACTGTCATTACTTGATGTATATGAATTAAAAGAAGTAGTGTTTAACTTCTGATTGATTTGATTTTGTAATGAACCTGTTTCAACATCTAATCCCGCTAATTTTATATTAACAGAACTTGTATAGGCGTTAAATGATGATGTGGTTACCAACGAACCTGTGTCAACAGATATTGGTGAACCATTCACAGTTAGTGAACCTGATATGTTCACTGTATTATTAGATACTTGAATTGGTATGTTATTACCTAATCCATCTTGTAACGATTGTGTAGTAGATGTTACACCTGTCGTACTATCCGCCAATTTAATTAACCCTTGATAGGTTTGTGAAATATTATTTCCGAATAAACTACTCATATTACTATATATGTTTTTTTTACATTAAGTTACAATTGGATTGGAATTTTCCCAATTAAAGTTTGCGTTATTCCAATTTACGTTCGCCTCATTCCATTTTAAACCAAAACAATTAATATCAGGATTGTAAAACACAACCGCCTGTACTTCATCGTTATCTGTTATATATGTAAAGAATTGTGATGGGTCATCATACAATATCATTTCAACATCGTCATTTTCACTAACGTATGTTGTAAAACAAATTTCATTTTGTTCCATCCTTGCCATACCCACCTCAACCACATTATTTGATAATAGTGGATTTAGATTGGTAGGGGAAACTTGGTCATATATTGTATAGGTATATTGTCCTTGTGCTAAATGTAAATTACAAGTTGAACCTGTTAAAACTTCTGGTGATAACGGATATGTTGTAAATGTAAACGTATCATATCTACCTGCGTGTGGAACTGTGGCGTTGTAAGGAATAAAGTATTTCTTATCCTTAGTTTCCAAATTAGTTAAGACCCACAGGTATGTTGGATTGTTTAATTCACTCTCATTACTTACCGTTACATCTAAAGAATTAAGTTGGTTGTGTAGTAAATTTAACATCAGATATTAGGATTTGGTTGTACCCATATTAAACCCGTTTCTACGATACCATTTGATAAAGTAGGGTTAAGGTTAGATGGACTTGATTGGTCATAAACTGTGTAGGTATATGGACCAACATATAGATGTATATTACAAGTATTACCTGTAAGTACAATAGGGTCTAAATCAACCGTTGAAAAACTAAATGAGTCAAATCTATTAACATCATTTGTTGTTACATTCTCAGGGATAAAATAAACCTTACTCTTACGTTCCAAATTAATTAGTTCAAACAAGTATGTGGCCCCTGTTAAAGTGGTTTCATTACTTACTGTAACATCAATTGTATTGGTTGTGTCCTTTTGTATGTATATCATCCTAATTAAAAAAAAGGGCGGATTTTACCCGCCCTGATTTGTGTTTGATTATTTTATTACGCCGCGGTAATAGTGATACCACTTAACGCTGCTGCTAAACCACCAGCAGTATCAATAAATGATGCTGGTGTAGCTTGTAAAAACGTTAAAGTAACATCATAACCTTGTCTGTCTGTGTAGGCAGTACCTGACGCTAAGTTAATTGCGGTAGCGTCACCACCACCAAACTCAGCACCAAATAAGATGTACTCATCTCTGTTGGTTCTTACTATTGCTTGAACTGTACCACTCTTCGCTAGTAACGAAAATTGGTTTCTTAATTGTGCGGTATAATCTCTGAACAACGCTGTGATTGTTTGAGTATATACTACCGTACCATTTGCTGGGTCAGCGGCCATAGCCTCTGTAAAGTTACTTCCACCTCTGTATAATTCAAACTCTACTAAGTTTCCACTACCTGAGATAATGTCAACTTTTTGTGTATCGCCTGTACCAGTGTAAGTAATTCCTGTGATAGGTGCCGAGAATATATATAAACTTTGGATACCTCCAACGCCCGCCTTACACCCAAGGGAATATGCTGAACTTACTGAACAACTCATATGTATAAATTTTTATTTTTCTTCTTGTTTATTTTTTTTAAAAGGGGGAGAATTAACTCCCCCTTTAATATTGTTTTTCTAATTACGCTAAGTTGTTAGAAAGGATTTGGTCAACACCTGTTTGTGCTCCAATTCTAAATTGACACTTCATACGAACTTCTTGATTGTCCATAGAGTACCACATCTTGAATTGTGAGTAATCAGATACTAAGTCTGTACCGATGAAGAAGTTTGCCTTCTTACCGATGAAAATTCTGTTTGAACCGTTAAGACCGTGTACAGGGATTACTTGGAACATACTTCCTGGATGAAGTATCGCCTCTTGACCATTTCCTGGTGCGAAGTAGAAATAGTTCTTATTTCTTAACCATTGAGTGTATTTGTTAAAGTTTGCCCAAGACATAAAGATTGCTCCGTCTTTTGCTGCTAACAAATAGTCTTCACCTGATGCTAACATCAAGTCAATTGAGTCACCGATGTTTGCTGCTGTTGTACCTGATGCTGCCGCTACTACTGTAACGTTAGAACCTGAGTATGAAGAAGAAGTTAACGCCTTGAAACCATCAAAACCAGTTGAACCTGAAGTTGCGTTGAATAATGTAAATTCAATTGCCTCTTTTACTTGTTCTACTTTGTAGTTTACTAAGTACTCCGCGAATGGAATATCGTTAGGACTATCATAGTATTGACCTGGTTTCAATAAAGTTTGGTACCAGTATCCTTCTAAGTCATCTGTACAAAGACTTTCTTGGTATTGTTGTTTTACTGAAGTTATTGATTTTTGTGTGTAGGTAGTTGAATTACCACTGAATGGTGCCCAACCACAACCACCCGCCTGTGCGGTTAATGATGAACTAAGAACGTTTAATTCTTGTACACCTTTTACGTTAGGTACAATTTGTACTTGTTGCGCAAAGTCACCTGTTAAGATAGTTTCAGAGATTAATGTAGAAGTTTTTTGTTCTGTATAATCTTGTAGACCTGATAGGTTGAAACTAAAATCGTATTTTTTTAAATTACTCATTTTCTTTTCTGTTTTTATTTTGTTTTTATTTATTTTAATTGACCCTTCAACGCCTCAATCATTTGAACACGTGGGTTTTCTCCTGAACCAAACTGATAACTGTTTGATACTGAATTTCTTTTTAATGGTTCTGCTGCTGGTTCTTTTTTGAACGCCGCAAAATCTTCTTTCATTTTTTCTTGTTTCTTTTTCATTTCACCCATAGCCTCTTTCATTTCTGCTACAGCCTCCATTACTTGTTTAAGAACTTCTTCAACGCCTTTAACGCCTGTGTCCTTAACGTCTTCCATAGATTTGTCTTTTGCTGCCTCAACTTCAATTTCAACTGACGGTTCTTCTTCCGCAGCCTTAACTTCAGTAATTTTACCAGCATCGTCAACAACTACTACTACACCTGATTTTAATCTGTGTTCACCTGCTGGTGGCAACAACATTTCTCCGTCCTTTACGATACGAAGGTCTGCTCCTGCTACAATCTCATCACCAGATATAGAAACTTCGGTTCCATCAACTAACGCATCTGAAACCATCTTTACATTTTCTGACATACTTTCTTTTTTATTTTCTTCGTTTATTTTTTCGGGTTCAATAGTTCTATTACCTGATATAACCTCTTGAATAATACCTCTAACGACATTTAGGACTTTACCACTAATAGTATAGTCACCATCTTCCGCTAATTTGGTAGTACCATCGGCGTTTACAGAATATAATTCTTTACCCATAGATATTTCACCATCTACTTCATACTCGGTATCGTCTTCTCCCTTGTATCTCGCGAACGCGTGATTTTGTTCAAATCCGAATAACCAATTTTTTATTTGTTGTAATTTTTGTGTAGGGGTCATTTTATTATTGTTTTAATAAATTTTCTATCTCTGATAATATATATGTATCTGTGTCAAATTTGGTGTCGTGGAATTTCACTAGTTTTTGTTCAAAGTACCCTTCAAGACTGAACCCTTTTACGGCCCCACTTTCAACATACTTTTGAAATATTTCCTTGTCCTTAACTTGAACAATTCCGAACCAAGTTCCCTCAGGTAGTTCGTACCCATACTGATTTGATTTATCATTCTTTGGGTCGGTTACTATCCAACTTTCAACAAGTGCTACATCATCAAGAGAATTTTTTGGATTATGTTCTATATTAACGTTTGATATGTTCTTATCTCTTAAGTACTTAAACGCTATCTTTTTAACTGTGTCTTTTGAAAAGTACACATAATATTCGGTATTGGAAACTGGTTCCCTACGATATATCATCTTGTCAGGAATTAGAACGGGTCCTGCCAATAGTTGTTGTTTTGATTGTTCTTCTGCGAACTTAAATTCTTCAAATTGTTTTAATTTCTTTTCTACCCAAGGTAGTATTTCAAGACCACCCCACGCGTCAAGTGCGACATTCCCACAAGAACCCTCATAACCACCTTTACGTTCGTTATCTTTGTGTCTTGATAGGAAACTCTTCATTCTATTTAAAGTATCCTCAGAAAGGTTTTCACCGTTAGCAATTTGATTGGCACGAACTTTACCTACCTGAGTCAGACAGTCATTTGGGTTTCCACTTTCTTCCAAGTACTTCAATACTCTTTTCGCGTTTTCCCTTGCTGCTTGTGGGTAATCGTTTAGTACCACATCTTCTTTGGCAAACATTCCAAGTCCTGCTCGTCTTACTGTTTGTTGTGATGGGTTTTCTAATGTCTTTTGGTTAAGGTTTGAACCCGCCTCTAAGGCTGCGTCTTCTCTTGATTGTTCTCCTTTGTTTGCGTACTCTCCTGTTGGTTTGTCTTTCTTAAAAATTTCTTGGTAAGTGATTTTAACGAAAACGTGGTTACAATTGGGTCCACCGAACTTAAGGAAAGTATCACCCCAATTACCAACACCTGGATACTCTGATTTAAATCCATTTAATATTTTATTAATATCTTCTAATCTGTATATCTTATTTGCGTTAATCATCTGACGACAGAACTGTCTAGTTGATTGAATTATCGCTGGTCTACCTGGTCTAACTACATACTTAAATCTAACTTTGTAATTACCTAAACCATCTGAAAAGTCCATAATGGAATTTTTACCCAATACGTCCTTTTTATCACCAGGGTTACCAATATTAACACTACTGAACTTATCGTCTATTTTAGCTATGTTAAAATCACCCACAGGTTCAATTGATTTAATGAAGTGACCTTCCATCATAAAGTGTTGATGGTCCTGACCTACTTGACTAAATTGTTGTAATATTTTTGTTTGTTGTTCCTCTGTTGGTACTATTTCTTTTTTATCTTTTGAAAATTGAAAAAAGTCTTCTTCGTGGGCTGGATGTTCTACCAACGCAATTGCGTTACCACCCGCTAAATCCTCTTCATCATCAATTAACATTTCCTGTTGTGACGACATTTCACTTGCCACTACATATGTTTTAATTATTGGTTGTTGTCCTGATGTAGTAATATTACCACTAAATCCTGATTGTTGGTAGTCTACGTTACCTCCCACACCATTTATTTGGTCTAATTGTGGTCTGAATAATTGTGTGGCAGTTCTGTTGACAACATATTCACCACCTTCTAATTCACCGAATGGTGTAGTTATTCCACCCATAGCGTGTGTAGGTCCTGATAGAACACCACCTAACGCCTTTCTAATTCTTACTTCAGGTACATCAACTGTTGGTACTGTTACTGCTGTAATTTCTCGTACGGTTTTTAAACCTGTTGCGATGATTGTCGCTACGTTTACTACTTTGGTAATAACGTCAAATGGTGATGGTAATGTAGACTTTTGTTTGATTGCCTCAGACGCACCCACATAGGTATTGATTAACGCCTGAGATATACCCAACGCCTTACCCGCTAATGTGTCTTTACCAACCAACTCACTCAACGCACCTAACGCGTTCGCCGTACCTTGTGCGATTGCTATTCTATTCGCGTACTCCGCGTTGTCAATCTCTTCTCTCTTCTTACCTAATTCATCTTTCTTCTTTGTATATTCTAATTCTAACGCCTCTTTTTTATTTACATCATTACCCGCT